CTGATTTAGCTTCTATTAATGGGGATACTGATTCGAAATTTTGTTCTGATATTAGCTTCATGTTAACCCTCTACTGATACTGCAACACCCAGAACTCCAGCATTAGCTGCAAAGATCTGATCTGTTGGATTCTTCTTTAACAGTATAGATTCACCACCAGCAATAGTTGCTGTGCCGATGTCTGTACCGTCTGTTTGTTCGAGAGTGACCAAGTAAGCGGTCGTTGTGCCGTTGACCAATCTAACACAAGTTGCAGACCCAAAGGTCGATGCAGCTCCTGTAGTTGTTCCACATGCCGCTTGTGTACCTTTAAGTTTGATTACTGACATTACTCTTCTCCTTCGACCTCAGCTGCAATCTCGATTGCAAACTGTAAAGCAGTGTCATGATCTTCTTCAAGCATTTGCTCAAAAGCGATTAGGTTATCTTCTGTAAGATTATCTCTTACTAATTGAACTGCAGACTCATATACCTCTATGTCCATATCATCTTTATATGATGCGGCCTTAGAATGATCCTTGTCTATTGATCCACCTTTGAAGACAGCGTCTTGTTCTGCTTGATTTTTAAAAGCAGGGTGTAGTGTTTGCTGAATATTGTCTAAGTGCTTACCTACGAAATCTCTTTCTGCTTGAGATTTAGGATTCGCATAATCAGATCTCTCGCCAGCCTGCACTTCAGGATCAGGGATAATGTCAACCTTTTTAAGTTCAACAATCTGTCTTAGTGATTTCATAGTTTCCTCTTTTTAGTTTTCTTCAGATTCTTCTGAAGGTTCTTCGTCAGCTGGCTCTTCGATAACGGATTGATCTGCCTCAAAGTCTTGAGGCTCTTCAGTCTCAATCTCTTCTGCGTCCTGATACTCAGGTACGTCTACTTCATCAACGTTATCTTCTAACTCGGCATCTACCTCATCTGGCATCTCTGTGCCAAATAGATTGTTGCTGATAACATCTTTAGCAGCTGTTACATGATCTGCAATTCTATCTTGCATCTCATCAGAAAAAATATCTGCTACTGCATTCGGTCTGTCATCGTTAGCTAAGCCAACCATTCTTAATACTGGTTCTGTCATAATATCTCCATCTATATTTATAATCTAAAAGTTCTAGTCTTGCGGGGCTTCTGGAAATCCAGAGCCTTCTTCACCATTTTCAGCTTGAGGAGGACCAAAATTGTCTATATTCTCCTGCTCAGCCTCTGTGTCTGCCATCATCTCAGCATGCATATCTTCAATCTCTGCATCTGTTTGTCTAAGAATATTCTTCTTAACCCAAGATGAACTGAAGTATTTGCCAAGGTATGGGTCCACGTCATTCACAGTTGAGAGTCTTTCTCTCATTATTTCAATCTCTTTTAATTCTGAGAAGTGATTATCTGTAATGTAATCAAACTTCATGTCTCTTCGTAATGCTGGCCAATCGTCAGGTGAGATAATACCTTTTAAGATAAGCTGCTTCTCTAAAGCTGCCTCAAAGATTCTACTAAACTTTAATCTGATCCTTCCAATAAACTTTTGAAACTTGATCTCGTCCCTAGAGATCTCTGACGCTCTGCCTAATGAGAAGCCAGTCTCAGGTTCTAACCTTGACACAGGTACATTTAATGATCGGTATAATTTCTTTTGGAAGTAAAGTACATCATCCATCTCACCCAGGTTCTGGCCCGCTGGCAATGTTGTGATTTCTGTACCCTTACCACCTTCCCTTCTAGGCAACCAGTAATCTTCTAGCATAGTCATGAACTTTCTATCATCTTTGATCTCTCCAGTGTTGGCGTCGTAGATGGTTCTGTTCTTATGCTTGGCCATCATATCTCTAAGATATTGTTCGGCCTTTAATTTTGGTAAGTTACCTACATCAATATAAAAGATCCTTCTTTCTGGAGCTCTTGATATCCTGTAGATGACGGTTGCGTCTTCTAAAATTCGTAACTGATTAAGAGGTTTAATTGCTTTATGTAGGTGAGACAAAACCATTTTGTTGTCTTCATCATAAGACCAGATGTTAGATGTAAGATACTATCTTTGGCAATCTTTATGCCCTGCGAAGTACCCTGAGCGGGATTTACAGTACCTGGTCCGCTCTTGAAACCTTTATCGTTAAAGAGATAATACTCTTGCTTTGTTTGTGTAAGTTGAATTCTGTTAGGACCTGATCCCTGTTGCTTCTTCTTGACTTGTCTTACCTTCCTAATTTTTCTAGGATCAATATATCTAAGTTCCATGATTCCACGTTTCGGATCTTTCTCATCAATAACAATATGATAATACATTCTTCCATCGATGTACCAATGTCTGAATATTTCATATGCTTGACGTTCAAAATCTAAGAGGTCTTTTACGTTCAAAAATTCTAGTTGGATCTTATCCTTGATAGCTGGGTTGACTGCAACCTTATCAAGGTTTAATTCTGCTGTGTGTGAGTCTGAATCATAAACAATAGATTCATTCACTACGTCATCAATAGCATTCTCGCACTCTGGCTGCATAGCCATCTTACGATATCTAGTAACGAGCTCGCCTTCTGTTTTGGATGTTTGTTCAAGATCGATGTATTGACCGTACGCGCCACCTTCTGCAACGACTACGGCACCATCATCTTCCTGACGGTTGACAAAGGATCCAAGATCTTCTTGTCCTTTACGTTTAATTTCAAAACCGAATAGTTCTGCCATTGATTACCTCATATTGTAAATGTATTTAGGCTCCCGTGAGGAAGCCTAAATTCAAAGTTGGTTTTAGTTGCCGCCAGCGTTGCCAGTAGTTCCACCAGTAACTTCCCACCAGTCGTACTGGAAAGTAACCTGGAACTCTTGTAGCACATCTGTAGCATCCCATGCAACATCCATTTCTGTAATGTTGATTGGGAATAAACCGTTAAATGTATA